GTTAAATCAGAATCAATCTTGGTATGGTCAACGACACACCTAAGCCCAAAAATCCCACTCTTAATTTTCTTTACCACAGCACTTTTAAAATTAGGAAAGCCTTGCCTTAATTTTGAAGGAACCGCAAAATTAGGTAAAAACTCCCTTGTTTTATAAGGAACAGGAAAATTTAACATCAGTAATCCCCATAAGTTGCAACCAACGTAATAGCCTTATCAGTTGATACGGTGGTTTGTACTGCGGCTTTTAAGAGGTTTCCGCCCTCAAGAAACAAACTTAAATCTTCTCCAAGATAGGGCAAATCAGCAGCGTTTAACAAAGACGCTGCCGGAGTTGATCCATCAGTTCCTGATAAAGTAGGCACCGTAACAGATCCAATTAAAAAATCAGATGCCCCATCATTAACATATAAATCAACAACCATTTCAACAGTATCGTCACTTACAGCCGAAATCATGTTCACTCTTGCGCCTTCTATTCCGGCCGTCAATAGTGTTTGTAGAACTGTGGTATGTGCGGGTTCTATAAGAAGTCCTGCGTTTTTAATTGTTCCTGGATAAATAGGTCTATTAGCCATGTTTTCTCCTTATTAAAATGCCCCTGGCGTATTAGAATAAGCCAAAGAAGTTAAAATTCCCTCATCCTGTGGTATTCTTTCAATCAATTCCCACCAAAAATTACCCGGATTATAATCAGGCCTAATTATATCAGGACTATTCTCAACTGCACCTGCTGATTCTCTTGCAATATAAATAGATACCATATCTTCTTCAACTACATCACAAATATCACCAGCAACTAAAGTTGTACTTGTTCCATCTGTATTTGTAGGATCAATTCCATCTAAATCATTGTCTGATCCACCTATTAAACCATTTGCCCAATACCTATTTGACATGTTTAACTCCTTATTTTCTTATTTCACTATATCTACATTTTTTACAACCGAAAAGATTTAAATTTTCTTCATTATAAATTTTATCAAAAGAGCCTTTTCCACATGAAGGGCACAATTCTTTAGTTTTTACTTTCTTAATTTTCCTATCTTGTTGAATCAGTTCTCTAAATTCAATATCTAAATGATTCTGGATCTTTTCCCGTACAAAACGAATATCAGTAACTCCCTTAGTTTCGCACTGGTTTATTACAGCAATGAGGTTCTGAAGCTCTCTGTTTTTATAAACTTTTAAATTCAACATTAACATCTCCATTTATAAAGCTCTAATTCCTTGGTCGTTCCACACCAAGATATCATAGAACATCGACCTGATCCACCCCATGTTTGACATCCCAAATGACAAGGCGCTATACAAGAACTATGTGAACAAAGGCAATTGTAGAAATAACCAGAACATCCAGGAGGACAGTACCCATCAACAAGGTCACTCCATCCATCTTGACAAGGATACATCCATTCCTTTTGCCTTAAATGGCCGTTTGTGTATTGTACAAAACGTACGCCGTGTCTACCTGGGTGGAATCCTCCGGAACAGGTTTTATTATATATTAAGTCTAAATCGTCTGGATTTCCTGGAGGACCTAACCCGCAAGAATTATTGTAAAATTCCCATGTACCATTATCAGCCATAATTTCACGAGTTGCGACTGAACATCCATCATCTATTGTGACAGTGCCAGTGCCACAAGCGTCTTCAGTAAAAATATTAACACTTTTATTTTCAGTTATGGCGCTTTTAATAGTATGTGTTTGATCAAGATAAAAACCAGAACCTGAAACAGTAACAGTGTAAGGTGCTATACCTTCATCCCAAAAAACAATCCCATAACTATAATCTGCAATTACTTCTGCACTGTTATCATCACTTATTTCAATATCTTCATATGAAGGATCATCACAACAATCCTTAGATTTCACATCTTGTCGTGTTTCTATTGTTCCACAAACCGCAAAACCTTGTTCATTTTTTTCTGCTGGAGCCACTGGAATCAACCGAACATTTTCACCATAAAGACCCTTATATTTATCTATACCTCCATTAATACCTACTCCACCTAACCAAAGTCTAAAACGGGACTCACACTTTGGTAAAGTAAAGGGATACGGCGGTGGAGGCACACAACAATTTTCAATATAAAATTCGCTTGTGGAACCCTCCCAATCTTCACCAGGACAATCAACGTACTCTATAATTTGAGTTCTGTTCCATGGAGTCGTATACACCCCATCTACTGTGGAATCTCCGCCTTCTGAACAAGGGACTTCAATAATTTCTGTGTACGTTTCGACCAATTCAGTTTCTCCGCCGGTTGTTCCCGTATAAAAAGAACCTGATTCTGATTCATTCCCACCACCACAATTACACAGTTTTATGTGATCAACACCTTTGTAACAAATCTCCTCTGAAACATCTTCTGTTTCATCTTCTGTTTCATCTTCTGTTTCATCCCCAATAACTGAAGTAAAAGCTTCATCTTCTTCTGGTGGAAAAATTAAAACTTGATCAGTTAATTCCTGAAAAAACACAGTACATAAACATTCTTGTTCTTTCCAACCATCTGATGTCGATTTACCAGATACATTAATCGTCACTTTATCATATTGAGTAGTGTATGTAAAAGTATAATACCCACTTATATCATCTTCCAAAAGGACAGTGCTGCCTCTATACTCACTTATGCTTACATCCGCATCAGTTGACAACTCACCATAAATAGAATAATCTAAAGATACTTCCTTACCCGAAACCCAAACCATCTGAGAAATTTCTTCAGTCTCAATAACGGTTTGTTTAATTGTTCCAGTTGATAAAACCAACTTATAATTTTTATCTAAATGGGATCTATATACATACAATATTGCATCATACTCTCTATAATCGTAAAAAGGATTTGGATTATACCCTAAATTAACAAATGCGTCCTGTAATGCTTTTTCGGGATTTTCAACCGCTTCCGGAGGTTGACCTCCATTCAGAAAATCAGAATTTTCACAAGGGTCAATATCAAACACAGAATCTAATACTTCTGCAACATCTGAGATAGTCATCAAATCGGAATCAGGATCTTCTTGAATTAACTTAACCCAGTAATAATCTGGTAAAGCTTCTGAGTTCTGAAATGTAAATGATATTGTTTGCATATTTCCTATTTAAATTTCATAAGTATTAGTTGATAAAACATTACCTGTACATGCTGAATAGTAAACATCCGTCTGCTCATTACTATCCCCATTTCCACTAACCACTAAACCACCTGTTTCACATTCTTTTAAAAAATCTTCAAAAAACTCAGGCAACTTTAATTCCAAAATTTCTTGTTCTGTTTCATCTTCCTCATTTTGATAAGAACAAACGATCACACACTCCGCATTTGTAATAGAATTGAACTTTCTCTGATTCCCAATTATTCCTAAAATTTCATATGATTCTTCTGTAGATTTTTCAAAACCTAAAGTGGCAGTGTGTTGATAACCTTTTTTATTATACTTAAGTCTAAAAACACCGAAAACTGTTTTTGAAAATAAAATTTTATTATTGCTGACAGTATATGTTGGTTCTGCAACCTCTTCTCCTAAACTATCATAACAAGGACTTTCCCAATATAAATCAAGTACATCCAATAAGAAATCAAATTCATAATTATCAGCCATTCCACAAATAAAAGTACCTTCACTACTCAATGATTTTAAAATGCCTTCTGTTATAGTTCCTATATTATTTGTTAAAGTATAAGACAAAGACAAAGAACTTGGAAAAACATAAAAATCCAAGGGAATTGAAACAGTATTTCCATCCGCACTAATAGAAAAAGGTAAAGTTGGTGGACTATAAGAGTGTGCTGTCAAAGATGTTTGTGTTCTCAAAATCATTTGATAAACATCATACAAATTTGCAACATTGTTTGTTGGAATTTCTGACTGTTGCATAGTCACCCATATACTTGAAAAACTCTCCTCTTCATCTGAAGCAAAACTTAATATTAGAGAATTGGTCATTGGGTTACAACTCCTACAGTTTCTAAGCCATCTGCGTTTCTATTAATAACTTCAATAAGTTCTTGGGAACAATAATCATAAACATAAGTAATATTTGACTGCTCTACAGTTGGTGGATTAAAAGCAGAAATATTTTCACTTTCCTCTATGGACATAGACCCCCATCCGCAATTATCATATAAAGAAATTTCATCTACATTAGGAGGATTAGACAATTCTAACCAATCAATTCCCCCTTCATATAAAGCATAAACAACTGCTGAAAATAAATTTTCGTCTGCATCTTCTCTCGGATACGCAGTTAAATTATAAACGTGTCTAAAAGCACTATATGTCACTTTTAACGACCCGAAGACAGTATAGGATAACTCAACTTGACTACCATCAATTGAAACACTTGGATTTTCAACTAAATCTCCTTCTAAATTATAAGTATCGCCAAGCCAACTATACGACACCGAACCATTTTCAGGAATAAAATTCAAATTTGCTGTGTTCGAGGAAGAAAATTGAATCATTTCTTCCTCTGAAGCACTTTCTCCATATTTAGAACCCAAAACCCCATAGCTGGTTTTTAAAGAATAAAGAAAATCAGGATCTTCTAAATAAACATAAATTGTTGTGGTAATAGAGCCGTCAGGATTAAAACCACAATCTACAGGGTTGCCAAATATAGAACTCTCCAATAAATTTTTTACAAATACATAAAAATCAGATTTTGTTAACATCCCAGTATCGCTTTTCCAAGGTTCTTGCTTAATCTTTAAAACACCAGAAATTCCCGATATTTTTTCCCTTGAAAAACTTATAGTTAAAGAAGACTCCATTTAAATGCACCTTATACGGACTCACCAGTAAACACAACCACTGCTTTATTACCTGTCAAAGAGGAAGCTCCAGCAGGAACTATTCGTTTTTGCCAAATGGCGTAAGCTGACGGAATAGTATCAAATACAATTTCATCTCCACTGGACCAAGTACCAGTGAATCCATCTTTTTCTAATATAAAATAAGGTTTACCTACATCAGGATTATTAGGGGCATAATCTACACCAGTTGATCCACCAGTTAAAGTAACTCCAGAAACATTTGAAGTTACGGTAAATGTGGTCGCTCCAGTAAAAGTAATTGTAATTGTTTGATTAATTGTTCCAATATTATCCAATAATACAGGATGGAGGCTATCGTTATAAATACCATCACCAGCAGTATTGTGAGCAAAGTTTGCAAATGAGGCAACAATATCTGAAGGCTCTAACACAGACATCACCCTTGTTCCATAAAGATTATCAGTGGTGTTATAAGGGCTTGCTAAAGTATTCACTAAATTCAATGTAACACTATTACCAGAAACCCCTGGCGCTCCATCAATAACATGAATTTCTTCTGTTCCTGCAACTGAAGAAGGTGTGTCTTTATTGGTAATGCGGATAGTGTCGCCATCTCTAAAAATAGCATCATTACCAGAAGCTAAAGAAGAATCTTCCACTGTTACAACAACTGAACCACCACCAGCAGACACATTGGTTTGCAAAACAGCACAACCATACTTATTTTCCGTGCCTGTAATATCATTTTGGGTATCAGTTTGAGTGCCTGCAAAGAAAATAACCCAATCATCACCCTGAGTAACAATGTCCATCCATATTTGGGGGTTAAATAATGTTCCATCATCATCATCTGCTACTTTAAGAAAAGTTTTTCTGTATTTAGTCCCACCTGATAACCTTTCTGCTTTAAACACAGAGGGCCAAACATTATTTACTACTCCAGATATGACTTGAGCAGAATTATCCATTAAACCACCATTTCCTACTTCGTCAGAAACCACTTTACTTTTGTACATTTTTAGTTCACTGCCAACTATTGCCATAATTTCCTCCTAATTACACCTCTATTAAAGTTATTGTTCCTGTATATAAATCAGAACTCTTTTGATTCGGTCTTGAAATCAAGGGTGTTACTTGTACCCCGCCTGCTTGAACCACAACATTCATTGTTTGATCTTCATAAATAAAAGTGACAACGGAGCCTAATTTTTCCAAGACTTTAAAAGCTTGAATCTGAGTTCTTGTGAAAGAACCAGAAAAATTACTTCCTGTTTCCGTAGCCGTTAAATTTATAATTCTTCCTTTTTCTTGGGGCAATGCTTGTAAAATTAAAGTACCAGCAATAGTTCTTTGAATGTTCTGAGAAATAACCTGGGAATTAAATTCTCCTTCCCAAATTAAATCATTATCTAATTCTACACCATTTAAAGAAATCATATCCCAAACCTTCTCATTTTAATTAAATGAGCATTTAAAGCATTATCTAAATTGCTTCATTTTCTAAAAGTATTGTTTTTAATATATTTTGTGAAAAAACCAATATAAAAATTCACCCTTTCAAAATAAATCATTATTAAGAATAGCAGAATTTAAAAATATTGTCATGATGAAAATCTCCTTGCTTTGATCAAATATTTGTTTAGTTCGGATATAACATTTGTATGGGCTATTGCTGGAATAGATGTAGATCCAGTATCTATAGTGACCTTTCCAAAATCCTTTAATCCATCGAATACATTTGCATTAGAAATATTAGAAGAACCAAGTGCAGCCGACACAGGACCACCAGACTGAAAACGAGGCAACTTAAGAGAGTTCAATGAATTAAAAAAAGAATCCCCAAATTTTCTCACAGCCTCTTTTCTTATCACCCATTCACCAGGTTCTAACATAGCATTTACAGAATCACCACCACCATAACCCGGTATTCTTTTGCCTGTTGCCGCTGTTGTTGTAGAGGATCCATTAGTAACAACATTTTGTGTTATGGTTATCGTTTTATCTTTTAACTCATTTATTGAGTCTACAAGAGTTTCTATTTTTGCAATTGACGAATCAATATACGGAAACTGTATTGATGGAGATTCAAATTCCCCAATTTTAGCTAAATCATTACCAACTTTTTCTAAATTATCTTTTTCTTTAGAAATATCTTTAATTGATTCTTTTGAATTCCTTAAAGACTCCTCTGTAGTTTTTATATCTGTATCATCAGTTCTTGAAAAAACATTTGTCCAAACACCATCAATTAATTTTATCTCATCTTGCATTTCTGTTACTTTTTGATTGGTATTATCCAATGCCATTTCAGCTTTTGAAGTATCAAAATCAACTTCTACTTCAATATTTTCAGTTCCAGTATCTTTAAGCCAATCAAGTGTGGTTGTTCCAGAATCTGAGTCTGAGTCTGTTCCGCCTTGTATATTTGCTATTTCTTTAGCTATTTTCTTTATGTCTTCAAACGCTGCTCTTTCTGCATAAAGATGTGACAAAACTTTTTTATGTCGTATATTTTCTTTAGAAATAACGTCTGCATAAATATCCTTTGCTGTATTTAAAGATTCTTGCTTTTCTTTTTCAATATTTGCAAGTTTTTTAGTGTGCAGTTCCTCTTCTTTTTGTTTTTCAATCTCATATCCACCTACAGTTATTTCACTTTCTGCTTTTCTGGACTCTTTAAGTTGTTTAGAAATTCTATCCAACAAACTATATTGTATATTTTGGTCTTCAAGAGCTGATACGGTACTTAATGCAGAATTGAGATAGTCATTTGCAAGGTCTATTTTCTCTTTATCTCCAGTATTACCTGCACTGGAGACTAATTCAGAGGCTTTTGCAAGGCTTTCTTCAATTTTCCTTCTATCTGCAAGAAGTTTTTCCTGATCACTGAGGGAATTATACTGAATATCATATTTCTCATCGGCAATTTTCTTTTCAATTCCAATTATATCTGCCGTCAAAGACTTTTGTTCATTTATAATTTTTTCTTCAATGCCTATTATAGCATCTGCATGTCTTTCCCTTTCTGACTCAATTGCACTATTTGCTTTTTTATTTATGGATATTCTTTTGTCGGCTAATTTTTCTTCTGCGTTTTCTATAACGGAAGTGTGTTTATCAACTTCATCCGCTTCTTTTTGATAATTATCACTTGTCATGCTGAAAGTGGTATCAAGATACTTTCTATGAGCAGCCTCTTTGGCTTCATATGCTTTTTGTGTTTCAGTTTCATCCCCTAATTTCTTAATCTTATTGTACAAAGCCACCCTATCTTTATAAATAGATTTATAATAATTTATAGTGGCTTTTGCTTTTAAAGCTTCAACTTCAAGGGAAGATTTCTTATCTTGAGATCTTAAATATTCCAATTTTAATAAATAATTTTTAAACTGTATTTCTCTGGCACTTAGTTCTTTTTTTTGATTTTGTATTTCTATTTCAACATCCTTATTAGATTGTTCCTTTAACAAGTCTGTTATTTTTCTTTCACTTTCTGCTATAATTTCAAACTTCCGCTTTGCCATAGCTTCTGTATTTTTTCCACTTTCTTCATTTTGCTCAAGCAGTTCGTTTCTTTTCTGCATTTCATCTTTTATTGACTCTATAACTTGATAGGTGCTGTCTGAAGCCATTTCTGTGTGCAGTTTATTTGCTTGCTTTTCTTGATCAGCTTGCCAAGCATAATAATCTTGCCAAATTTGTTTCTTTTCAGCTTGTGTTGTGGCATCTGCCGCCAATCTTGCAGAAACTTCTTTTTCAGATTCCATAGAATCAACAAATTCTTGTTGTCTTTGTTTATATTCATCAAATCTTTTTTTATCCGCTTCAGAAATTATTTTTGCCGAATCTTTGTAATTTTGTGCAAAATCTGCAACCTCTTTAGCGGGCAGATCTTCTGCCCATTCTCCAATAAAGCTTGTGGGACCCATATTCTCTTTAAATTGGTCAAAAACGGACATGTATGCTTTAAGAGATGCTCCAGATAATCCAAAAGCCCTTCCCGCCACTTCTGCTTCTGAAGCTACGCTGGACATAGATATTTTTCCAGCCTTGTAAATCGTATCAAATGCTTTAGCTCCAATTTCAGAAAAATCAGCATATTGCTTTTCAACTAATTCCAATTCTTTTGAAATCATTGCGCTTGTTTTAGACCCAATTCCAATTCCAGAATCTGCTTTTGCTTGTTCCTCTTTAAGGTCTGCAATTTTTTGTTTTAATTCATCAAGATTTCCAGACGCATCTTTATAAAGCTTGTTTGTTTTATCTGCTGAATCTTCTAATTTAATTTTTTGTTGTTCTTTTACCATTTCATTAAAAGACTCAATTGCCTGTGATCCGTCCTGAACCTTACCTGTAAGAGCGTCTATACTCGCAGATGCAGCAAAAGCGGCGCCAACAAGATCTCCTTTTACTGTTTTGGCCATATCAAGAAGGGTGTCTTTCATCCTTAAATTAGTCTGTCTAAGCTCATTTGACCCTTCTTCCATTACCACTATTGACTTTCTGTAATCAATAATTGATTTATTGATATCTTTTAGTTTATCAAAAGCATTAAGAGAATCATCAATTGATTTTGATAGGTCTTCTTGTTTATTTGAAAATGAAGACAACAGTAATGTTAAGGCAGAAACAGCAGCCATGGCAGCAAGAATGATTGGATTTGTGCCGGCAATCATCGTTGTAAATGAAACCCAGGCTGCACTAATATTGGCAAGAATCGTTGGAAGTCCCAATGCTGCCAATGAAGCTCCAATTGTGACAATTTTGGAAATAGCAGACGCTATTGCCACAGAAGCACCTACAATCACGGTTGCTTTAAGTAATGCAGCGGTAAATTCAACAAATGATTTAACCAAATTACTATCAATAAATTTTATTCCGACTTCGGTTAATAGTTTTATTCCCTCTACAATTTTTTTAAGCGCTGCTGTTACTCCAGCTTCTCCAATTTTTGTGGCAAACACTTTAAATCTATCAAACATATTTTTAATAGATGCGCCAAGACCTTCAAGCTGTGTTTTAGCCATTTTTGACGCTGTGCCAGTTTCCTGAATAGTGGAAAGCATTTGATCATATTGGGCTTCATAACTTGTAAGCGCAAGAGCAGCCGATGCTCCACGTTTACCAAAAACCTCAAAAGCTACGCCAGTGTCTGAAATTACTCGACGCAGATTTTTTATAACATCATTAAAATCAGTTACCCTTGGATCAATATCTGCAACTGCAAAGCCTGCTTTTTGTATTGCGGCAGAAAATTTATCAGATGGTGAAACAAGTTGTGCAATAACCCTTCTCATACCAGTTGCGCTTGTGCTTGCCCTAAGACCAGCATTTGCAAGAACGCCAAGTGAGGAAACAACCTCATCTAAACTTATCCCTGCATCATTGGCAACTGGACCAACATAGTTCATTGCCACTCTGAGTTTATCAATGGTTAGTTTTGATCTATTCACAGCGTTTGCAAATATATCGGCGACTTTATTACTTTTTGAAGTCTCAATATGGAAAGACTTCATAGCCGTTGTTGTCAAATCGACAACTGTTGACATTGAGGTCAACGTACCTGTTGCAAGGTCTGATACGGCATTAATTGTTTGAATTGATTCAGATGCTGAAAACCCTGCCTGTCCCAAAAGCTTCATGCCTTCAGCTATCTCTGTTGTAGAAAATTTTGTATCCACAGCAACCTGTTGGATTTTTTCACCCATAAGACCAACTTCTCTTTCTGTTGATCCTGTAATTGCTTGTAGATCTTTTAATGCCTGATCATATTCAATAATGGCGGTTCTTGCACCAACAAAACCATTTATGATTGCTTGAAACGCCATCCACATAGATCTATACTGTGTGAATAATTGCAGTCTATCAACAAAACTTTTTGTGCTTCTTGTGGTATTTTGTACTGTTCTGTCAAGTTTTTTAAATGAAGAATCTGCTTTTTGTGCAGTATTTGCAGAGTTTTGTAAATTCCTATTCATTGCCGCAATATTTGCAGAAAACTTATCAAAAGATTGGAGTCTTCCATTTTTATCCAATATAGTTAAAGCTTTTGATAAGTTTTTTATATTGGTGGCAAATTTTGATACGTTTAAATTAACAAGCGCCTTTAGTCCTGTTCCAATTTGACCAATATTTGGAACCTTTAAGGTGCTTAATTTTTGAAGTTGTGTCACTATAGGGGATAAATTAGGAAACTTTTTTAAATCTTCTAATTTTTTAAGTCCAGAAGCAAGCCCTCCAACATTGGGAAGTTTAACAGATGAAAACTTTTCAAGGCTTTTTACAAATGTTGTTAAACTTGGAAAATTCTTTATTTCAGTAAGCTTTTTTAATCCGGTTGCTAATGAACTTGCATTGGGCAACTTTACCTTTGCAAATTTCTGTAATTCTTTAACAAAGGTGTCTAATTTAGGCAAAGTTGGAACTTCACTAAGTTTTTTAAGCCCTCTGGCAAAGGAGTATGTTGCTGGTAACTTTATCTTTGCAAATTTACCAAGCTCAGTAACAAAATTTGATAAATCAGGCAAAGCAGGCAAAGAGGATAAGCTTTTCATGCCAGAGACAAATGTTTTAACATCAGGAAATTTTATAGAGCTTATTTTTGCAAGACGCTCCATTCCAGAAGTAAATTGTCCTAATGCAGGTAATTTTATTCCAGAAAATTTCTTTAGGTCATTAACAAAAGTGCCTAATTTAGGCATATCTTTTATAGACTGAAGACTTTTCAAAGACTTTTCAATCTTTGAAAGTGACTTTGTGTCTATTTTTGTGAGTTTTTCTAAAGCATTTGTAAGATTTGATATAGATTTATTTGATTTTAGAGATGTTATACTCTTTTGAAAACTATCAACAGTTTTTTGTAATGTATTTAACGATTCTTTGAATTTGTTAAAAGACTTAGGATCATCTAAACCAGATACAGTAAATTTTATTTCAACATTTTTTTTATTATCAGAAGGCATTATATATCTATCCTTAGTTTAATCTTAGTGAGGCAAGTCTTTTCCAATCATCATTAATAACAGATTGACTTGGACTTATTTCTCTTTCTTGTCTTGGACTCATATCATTAATGATGCCCTGAAAAGTTTTTTGATCACTACAGTGTGTCCCCATCCAAATTAAAGACAAAAGTTCTGTATCTTTTGTCTTTTCTCTTTTTATCACAGATCTATAAAAAGCACCAACTTCTGATAAAGTATATTTTTTAATGCTTAACCAAGAATGTCCATTAGCAACAAGCACTTGTGCAATATCTGATATATCTGGTAATATATCATCACCAATATTTACTTGTCTTCCTTTTCCATGTCTTCCGGAAGAAGTTTCTCGATCAAGCTGTTTAAGTTTCCCAACAAAGAGTCCTTTGATTGAGAATTTACTTCAACAACTGCTATCATTAATTTCAAAGCTTCATCAGGCGGAAGTTTTTTAATACTTTCAACATGTATATTTGTAAGTTCAGAAAGCACTTCTGGAACATCTTTTATCACCAGCATTACAATGGAGAAAAGATTTTCTGGAGAATTAAAATTCTCCATAGTAATCCCATCTTCTTTAAATTTACTCACCAAAAATTTTAATTGGTGAGAAAGCAAAGCAACCTGTTCAATATTTACAGGTGTGATTGTAATTGAGTTATTGCAAATAGAAACTGTCTTTCCAATAAAAAGATCATCTGAACTAAAATCAAGTTTTTGTTTTGTCATTACACTCTCCGTTAAAAAAAGGGTAAGACAGCCCAAGAGCCATCTTACCCCCTTTATTGGGCTAAATAAAGTAGGGAATACTCTTACATAATAATATCAAAATACGGTGAATCTGGATGACCGGTCTCATCCTTCAAAATCTCACCTTCGAAACTAAGAGTACTCCAATCTTCGCCAATCATCGCCGTATCACCGCTTGGAGTAAGGGATGCTCTCCATATCTTCAATTCTTGCTGAGAACCAGCAGGGTTGTCAGACACAAATCTCAAGAATCCTTCTACCTGAGTTTCTTTAAAGGCCCGAACCTCAGTATAGGTAGTGGCTGCATAACCAAAGGTTACATGCAGTTCTTCTCCCTCACTGATAGACCCACCAGAAAGAATAAGAATCCTACCAACAGTATTATCTTTTAATACTGTGGACACTTCATAATCAGTGCCTGCAACATATGTGGTTGTATCAGTGGAGTCCTGTACAAAAACTGCGGGTACAGTAGATTCAGAACCACCACTTGTTGAATTAACATCAGCAGAGCCAGAACCGCTACCAGTAATGGCTTCATCATCAACAAAGGCTGTGTCATTTGTTTTAATAATTGTCAGTGTTCCTGATGTAGCATCACCAGTAACAGCCATTACAATACCGGCTGCGCCACCTGCACCAGTAACAGTTTCTCCAACAGCAAAAATGGTTGAACCACCATCATAAGGAAGCAACCAGGCGTTTGCAATTTCTCTCTTAGAAAGAGTTGCGCGCATACCCAAGTTGGCAGTTACAACTTCTGCCGAAACAGATCCAGATGTTTGAACAACCTCATTAAGCTCTGCCATTGTCAACAAAGCAAGGTTTTCTTTCGTTACTTCATCAAGGTCAAATGCTACTCCAGGAGTGATTTCAGATACAATCTCTTTGTCCTTTGCTCTGAGTCCACCTCTGGAAGAATAATGTTCAAGCTTTTCAAGATCAACATTAAATGTAAATGCAGGTGCATTTCCAAGATCACGCTCACCAAGATAGACGCCTGAACTATTCTTCCGATTGAAGTACACGACCCCTTTACCCAACGTATAGTTGTCAGTATTTGGGGAATAGGCCATAATAAAATTCCTCCTCTAAATTATTCCGTTATCTGTATATAATAAATCTAACACTAATCTCATTCCAATCATATTAGGAAGACCATAACCAAAAGGTCCCTCAGAACGGTTTTCACGAATAAAAACGCCATCAGCAACCTGTATATCAACAATTTCTGGATTGGTACCTCTACCAATAAAAGCGGTTTTTCTTACATTTTTAAAAAAATCAACAACATCAATATCCCTTGAATTTATTATTGCCTCAATTGACACTTCCAAAATTCTTTGTGCTGGATATCCATGGTCTGATCTGTTAGAATATTTGCCAATAGAATCAGTACCAGAGGTTAAAAGTATGGCGGGGGTTTGGTCTGGATCAATTTCACCTGAAGGGGTATCTTTCAAATAAAGAAGTCCAAGATCATTTTTCTTTTCATAAAAACGATCTTTAATTTCCTGCATAGCAACAAATCGCTGTTCCATATTAAAACTTTCCTATGGTTGCTTTTGAAATATCCCGTTCAACCTTCTTATAAAAAGAAGGTTTTGAAATTAAACCAGCCATTACCCCGCCAGCAGCCTTTTGCTTTCCGGGAGATTGACCCCCTGCCCAAACTCTGCCTTTTCTTACAAACAACTTTCCTGATCCAGATTTTACAAATTTTCCAGTTTTTTTCGAACGCTTTCTTGAACTAAAGAACCAAGGTGGTCCTCCTTGTTCTGCTCCCGAAATCAACACATCTGCATAACTGACATCGTTTTTTAAAATAAATCCAATTCCAGTTGCATCTTTGATTTTTCTTAATGTCCACCCGCTTTTATACAAACCGGTATCTTCTGCCGATCTCTCTTTAAAGTCTATGAGAAGCTTATTTCCAGCATCATAAAGAACATTTAGAGCAGCTTTTTTTGCTTCTCTATTCAATGTACTCATATCTCTTTTTAATGCTGATATACTTTGCATATTATGCGTTCCTCAACACAATAGTATATAATACTTTCATAGGATCTACTGAAAACCCGACAATTGAATATTTTTCGTTAATAACATTTCCAAAATAATCGGAAATAACAAGAAATTCATCCCTTGTGTCAGGTGCTGAAAAAAGATATTTTCCCTTCACCAAACACTGAACGTCAGTGGGCTGAATTTCATCCGAAAAAGATAATTTGGCAATATCATCTTGAGTCAACTCTACAATGATTGCACTTACTAGAATAGGGGTTTCATTTCTGGAAAACCCATCATCAGCAATTTGTATGTATTGACAACTATAAACAGCTTCTTTAAAAACTGAAAAAGCAGTGTCTACACCTGATTCAAATACTGATTTAAGTCCCATTATGCTCTCATTAACCTTACAATACCAATACCAGAGTTTTTTGTAATGTCAGAAAGTATATTTCTGACCTTTTCCGGTATTGGTTTCTTTTTGTTTGACCGAAAATTTTCAATATCAGCTTTCAGCGACAAAGGCCCTGCTTTTAGAGATTCTATGCCTGTAAGAGGGTTATCAGATGAACGATCTTCCTCAATGGAAGATAAAGCAAGTTCATAAACAGCAATTTTTATTTCTGGAGGCAGTTCAGCCTCTCCAATAGTTGTTCCATCAGATCTTATGGCGCCAGTTCTTGGCCAAGCCATGTTTTGAGAAGCGACCGTTTTAATTCCTTTAAAGCTAACATACCAATCAATCATACTTGAAGATAAAATTAGCAGTTTTGCCTTTTCTTCAAACTCTTCCCAATCTTGGGAAAAGGCCCTATCAGAAAAATATGTGGTTGCTTGATCTTCAGTAACATAGCTGTTTTGTTCTGAATCACCTAATATTGCATTGAGGGCCATTTAAATCACCTACTTCTTAGAGATTTTTTTGACAGTCTTTTTTGGTTTTGCTGAAATTGTTTTTGAGTCAGAATCATTAACTTCAACATCAAGTTTTTTTGTCAAAGCAGGTTTTGTGCGAGACCAACCTGCATCTAACATAATATTCATCTGATCTTTACTTACATCAGCTTCAGCACCGTTTTTGTTGTACATCTTCATTGGTTAGGTTCCTCCTAAAAGATTAAAATTATACAGACTCTGCTGCCAAGGTAATGCGCCTTGGATCAAGTGCAAAAGCACCAACAAGCAGGTCAAGAGACAGTGTGTCTTTTTTAGTCTGCATATCGTATCCTTTAACAATACGAACACTAACACCGTTTGAATCAGCAGTTGCAGTGATTTTATCACCAGGCTCATCCAGTTTCGGAAAAGCAACTGCCAAAGAACGATCATCCATGATTGCTCCATGCCAGGTCAAATCAAGTCCTGAACCAATGACTGTGACTGCGGCATCGTCAGGAATAATTTCTGTAATAGGATCAACCAACTCAACCTCAGTTGTTGCAGAAGTATCTGCAATCGTTGTTTTGACGAGAAGAGGACGACGAACACCGTTAATTGCAAGTCTGTCACCTGCATTTACAACCTTGGAAGCAGTCTGGTTATCAACAACCAGAATTTTGTCGCCAATAAGGTTTTTTGTGCCAGTATCATTATTGGTAGTACATACCATGGTACCAGCAGAGTGTGCGGATGAATTTGTGGGGAAAGAAATAGAAGAAAACCAATCCATGCCCATAACACGACCCATATCTCCAGACATCAGTGTAGTTTCACCTGCAGCACCTCTTGTCTGAGACTGATTAAACCAGGTCTGTCCAAGAAGTGAAGCCTCTTTATCAAGATCAACAAGGCTGAAACGACCCATTGCCAACTGCTGAAGAATTGCAGCTTTACGGGCAAGGGCGATATCTGAAGCAGAATCATATAGACCAGAGGAGACATAAAGACCATGAGCGCCAAGAATCTTGGTGCCTACATAAGCATCAACAGTCTCTGCCAGTTTATAAACAGCAGGTTTGATAACTTGCTCTGAAAAAGAGTCAAGATCGAGAGAAGCTTCTCTTGCAGTGACCTCTACAGAAACGTCAAGGTGTTTCTCAATAGTCATGGGACGAGAACTGGATGCAACCGGCTGAGTAGAAATACTGCCAGCAAATTCAGTTACAGCATACTCACCATGAGTTCGGAAAGAAACAGTATCCCCGACTGCCCATCCATTTGACTTCTTGGTAAATTCACTGGTTTTGTCTTTTGCACAAAGAGATGTGACTACAAGAGAGTCCTCAAGGTGGGAAAGAGCTTCCATTGCAATTGTGTTTGGGTGTTCCCAAATGTTTGCCATTTTTACAACCTCCAAATAAGAGTTTAATTTTTGATCCCCTTATTTGAAAGGGGCCAAGAAAAAAATAAATTGATTCCAAGACCCCCAAGGTCATAATGTTAAAACGTTTCCCAAAAACGCTATTTTATAAATAATTTAAAAATAAACCAATGTCAAGTAATTTTTAAATTACTTAGGTTGTTTTTGCCTTCTTTGCTTTAAGTTTTCTGTATTTTTCCATATCACCAGATTCTGCTGCTGCATGAATAGCTGCGTCAAGATCTGACATAGAACCCGGACCACCAGAGCCATCTGCGCCAGCCCCTCTTGAATCAGGCCAGTAATGAGAAGATCCTTCTTTTAAACCTTCAATCCAATTCTTTGTATTAAGAATCTTTCCATCTTCGGTTTTGGAAAGCTTTCCATCTTTATCTCTGGCTTCAACTGAGTTATCTTCTCCAACAGAGAATATGTTACGACCCCTAAGAAGTATATCAGGAATGGCTTCAGGACGAACATTTGCTTTAATAGCCTCTTCCCTCAAAGCATCATCAACTGTTTTTGTATTAAAAAGAGTTTCAAACTTTTTTGATTTTTCTTCAGCTTCAGTCAGCTTAGTGGTAATATCATTCACAACTGCTTCATGATCTGATCTGATCTGAGAAGTTTTCTTTTCCAAAAGCTCATCAATACCTTTTTCTTTCAGAAGCTTAACATCTTCGTTTTTATCAATAAGCTCAAGTGCTTCTCTGGCTTTTGTTGGATCAACACCATTAAAAGCTTCAAGCTTTTTGCTAAGTTTCTTCTTTTCTCCAATAATCTCTTCGTTTTTGGTTTTCAGGCCTGAAACTTCCTGTTCTAACCGATCATTAAATTCAGCAGAAAGGTCGTCTTTGGTAATTTTAACTGCCTCTTCATGCACTTCATCAAGTTTTGCTCTTAGATCTTCATCCTCTACCAATTTTTCAAAAATGCTCATTTTGTATCTCCTCAAGAGATTGTGAAACCCTCAGGGTCCCATTAATATTAAACCTGGTCTTCAATTCCTTCTTGGATATTTTTAAGACCGGCACTTAAATCTTTATCTTTCTCACCCTCTAAATCTTCTTCAATTGAACCCCCTTTTGTCATAGCTTCATAATTTTCTGTTTTCAAAAGATTTTTATATTCTTCAAAACCAATATTCTGACTAATAAGTCCTGTATCAATAAGATATTTATGAATAACTGAAAGCGGAACAATTCCTTGCCCAAAGCTTTCCGAGAGATTCTTAACAAGCGCTGAATCCGGAATACCCTGTGTAAGAGAGGAAGGAGCATCAATTATTACTTCATTTTCATCAAATCCTGCCCATCTACACATTAATTTTAAGCCATTACCAAGAGCAGTAATGGCAGATAGAAATACACTATACACACTTGCAGACTGGGTTGCTTGCCTTATTCTCAAAGCTTCTGCCGCTTCAACACCCTTACGAGCATCCAGAATTGAAACACCATGTCTAATTGCTTCCTCATACAAATCTTTTATATGCTCACTTATGTGGGACAAAGCAGCAGTGTCTGTTTTTGTATAAAAAATTCTTGCTTGTTCATTAGGCACAACAATCATAACAGATGATCCAACAACATTTGGTAAATCATCATTATTACTTGCTCCTGTTATGCATAGTGTTGGATTACAAGAAAGGAACTCTGAATTTGCTAAATCAGCCTCTTTTCTGTAAATTTGAACTGAACAGTTTGCAACCGAAATTAAAGGGATTGGCTGAATATCAAAACTGTTATTAATTGACCCTGCCATAAAAACAGGCAATTCTTTTATTCTTTTCCCAAAAAATGATGGTTTTTTTATAGATATGTCTGTTCCATCCATTTCCAATGATATATATTTATCATCTTTAAAACACATAACACGATAAATTTCATTAGAAGAATGTGAAAAAGCATCATCATTTTCAAATCTTTTTTCTTCAAATACAGCAAGGGTGAGGTTCTTTTCTGATTCTTGAGTGGATACTTTCCAATTTATAAATTGCTCTGCTTTATATTGTACAAATTTAAATTGATTGTTTTTAGGCACAATATCTACCACAATTGGACATCTACCTGTTTGAAAAATCTCAATAATCATATCCAAAAATAACTGTGATATTGATCTTCCATCTTTTGTAGAGTTTTTTAATATGTATTCAAGTTTTTTAGGAACATTAAATTCAGGAAGTTTTGTAACAACAACACCCAAAGCGCCAGACAAAGCATAACCAGTAACAAGTGGGAAGTGGGCTCTTTCAATATATGAATCATAAGCATCTGCATATTCGCCAGACATTCCTGAAGGTCTTGGAAGATATATTTCTTTTTTACTTTTTATTTTATCTTCCCCATCAATACAATCACGAATTTTTACCCACGACGCCAATTTATCTGAAAATCCTGGATGTTTTGTAGACACATCAGAACTTCCATTAATTATTAAATGCGCCAAATTTTTCATTTTACACCCCTACTTTTTTATGTTTTATTTTTGTCATTTTCCTCGCTAAAAGGTACCTAAGAGAGTCTGCCGGGTGATCCTCTAAATCAGTGTCAATATCCTCTGGCTTCTTGTCATCTCTTTGCATTATTGGAAGTGTTCTTATATGATGTCTTGCATCTTTTACAAAATATAAATGAGGACTTTCAAGATCTCCCCTTTTTGCTGAACCAAGCATTTCTCTTATTAATGACCAACCAGAAATTCTTGATCCTGGTCCTTTATAAGCCCTTGTCCAATGACACCCATGAGAAGCTAAATTATTTCCAATTGAAGTACCATCACGAACATCCCAAATTGATGTGTCTGCTGGACCAGGTGAAACTTTTATTTTATATTTATTTTGAATCATTTCATCCATTGATAAAACACGATTTGCAATTTCTGAAGATGTTGCTTGATCTCCTTCATTAACATTACCTGTCCATCCGTAAACCTCATTGAAAATAATCACACTTCCTTTTGGAATATAAGGCAAATTAGATCCCTTTGGTTGTTCACCATTTGTTTCACATCCATATGTAACACACCAGGGTTTTGAAGATCCCCAGTCAAAACTTCTTAACACATCCCAAGACGGAAGTAAATCTACTTTTTCTATAACATGGATGTTCTTATCCCAAACATCTGTAAAAAACCCGCCCATTATCAGATCCCAAGAACCATCAATCCATGCTTTTCTCAACATCTCATTGTCTTTAGTCAAAGCATAGATTTTTGCCATATAAAGAGGATCAGCTTTTGCCAAAGCTCTATTCTCAGATTGATAACTCTGAACATGGGTTCTTGTTACGGTCAGAATTTGTTTTACTAAAATACCATTTTTATCAGGAAATTCAACTTCTACTGTATCTCTATGAATTTTTAAAGGAGGAGAAACATCAATAAAACGCATCTTGACCCACTGATGACCTGGACCAGACGGGTTACATGTTGCTCTATATTTTATTGGAATTTTAGGATTAGAAGAACGATTACAAGACATCAGTTTTAAATAAACATCAGGAAAAGGATGATTTGTTAACTCTTCCCATCCAATCCAAGGATATTCATGACCATGGTATTGATCATAATCGCTTAGTGTTTTTGCATAGTTCAGCCAAAGTGTTTCTCCGTCTTCAAATGTCCATATTTTTTTTGAACCATTATATTTTGCAGAAGGGAATATCTTTGGAATCCATTTTTTGCACTTTGAAATAACATCGCCAAGCTCTGTTGTAGCTTCACGAAGCAAGAGTCCTTTATAATCACTGCCATAACCTTTTCCAACCCCTTGCAAAAAATCCATTATCAGAACATCGGTGTTATGTGTCACTAAAAACCCCTTAGTAACAAACAGTCTATTGGGATTATTTACTACTATGCATATTGTTTTTTTCTTTTCTTTTAACTTTTTAATGGATACTATTTTACGAACCAAGCGACCATGCATGTAATTATTATCTTTTGCTCGTTCTTTTTTTCTTTTAAGTCTAAAGAGATCTTCTTTATTAGGAAATTGAATATATAAGACATAAGCCAATTGTCCTTTTTTCTTCTTTTCTTTATAAGTATAAGCCGGTATTTTTGTTGTAATAGTTGCCCATCCGCCTAAACTTAAAACTAATTGTCGAACATCTTTTGCTAATTTTTTACTTACCGTTCCATATCCACATCTTCCCCCAACCCCAACAAACCCATCAGAATCCATTAATCCTTGAAGCAACGCTGTACGTTCTTCAATAGATCCTTGGAGAAGTCTTTTTGGTATAAATTTAGTTCCAGAATTTGTTCCAGTTAAACCTAATTCTTTTATTTGTAATGATATTTTTGAATTAACACTAAAATTACAAGAATATATGGATCTATCGTTTGAATAATGTATTCTTGCTCCAAGAGATTTTAAATAATCAACAGTTTCTTCATCAATAGTTGATATTCTTGTTTCTCTGGTTGTTATACAACCATCGCCAAGAATTAAACCTATAGCATAAGCATTTATTTCTGATTTCCATGTTTGTTGATAAAATATTGGATCATTACAAGGAACCAATGGAGTTTTGTGAGGATATATTTTCAATAATTTATATAAATCTTCGGTTCTAAAAACTGAACCATAAAAATCTAAAGGGGTATAATTTCTATCAGTTTTTCCTTTAGTTCTATTAGCAATTTTTGAATACCAAAGATGATCTCCGTCACAATCTATTGAAGTTCCGTCAGAAGTTTTAATTCTGTATATTTGCTGTTTATCTCTATGAAAAACTTGAATTACTGTCTGTGAAGTGCCATCAGGATTGGATATCACAGATCCTGGTTTCAATTTTTTCATGGTAGTCCATCCACGTGGAGTCAAGACTTTTTCATCAGGAAGTAATCCCTTACCTCCCCCACGGTTCCCATGTAACAAACATTCCCATGCAGGACAAGTCAAAAATTTCTTCTGAGACCCAGGAAAAGGTTCCCATATTACTGTTGGTTTTTTCATTTAATCAAGCGATTCCATTTGTGCAGATGTTATTACGCCAGAATAAGTATTTATTCTTGGAATATCTTTAATTATTTTCTTTTTTCCATTTATTTTTTCAAGATTTCTCAAACTAATTTCACGCATCCTTTTGCCGAAAACAGGCTGTTTTCTAAGTTCGTGATATTTTTCCAACATTGGCCTTGTAATTTCACTTCTTTCTTCTTTGGTCTTTTTGCTCCAATATTCCTTTTTTTTCTGAGACATTTTTTTACGAACAGCCGCACTTCTTTTTTTATTATTCCAAAATTTTTTTGACCCTTTTCTAACAGCAGCATTTCTGTTTTTATGCCAATTTTCAATTTCTTCTTTGGAAGCTCTTTTTCTCCATCTTTCAAGTGCCAAAGTAGGGATATATAAATAAGGAAAACAAGTGGTGCCTCTTTCATTCAAAACGCAATAAAATAAAGTATTAGGAATTAACATCAATTACATCCTCATCTTCTTCCCATTCATCTTCAGAAACAGGATCAGGTACGCAAAGCACTCCATGAACATTCATATTCATGCTTTTACTTTCTACCTTATCAGAATAACCAAGTTTGTTCATTGTCAGAAATTTAAAAAGTGACGAATTAAATGATCTTTCATTTAAATTGTCCTTTCCTTGTCTTATCCACCAAGCTTCATGCATTGCTTTACCAATTTCATAAGCAGTGTTAAATGATTCGTATGTTTCTGCCCATTTATTTATTGTTTCAATTGTTACTTCAAACTCAGCAGCAATTTCAACAGCAGACATTCCAGATCTTGCTAAATCAACAAATTGTATAGGATGACGAGCAGGATTGAATTTTGTACGAGGAAATAATTCTAAACTGGTTTCTTCCTCATTTAATAAATTCTCCTTTATTACAGGATCTCCACCATGTTGTTTGCAAAGTGTGCCTTTTCCTACAGCAAAATTTCTACACCTTCTACCATCAGGAAAGATGTAATCACATTTTTTCTTCTGGTACCTTAAAAGTTTCTTTTTCTTCTGAATTTTAGGTAATTTTTTACCTAATTTGTCAATTTTGATAGTTTTGTCTGTATTTTTATCTATATTTTTGCGCTTTTTACGTTTTTTGAGCTTTTTCTTCTTTTCAGATTTCTCAAATTCACGATTCTCAACAGAATTTTCTTCTGTATCTGATCTTTTCTTTCTCTTTGACTTTTTTAAAAGCTTTGACATACTGAACTCTTTCAAATTTATTTATATAAACATATATAATGATATAAATCAC